CAAGCCCTGCAGAATCTCTCTTTTCTTACCCAGGGCCGCGCCCGCTTCGCCAATCCTCTTAGCTTGCTCGGTCAGAAGGTCGTTGTAGTACTTGGCCTGGGAGCCGACTCCATCGTAAAAACGAGAGAGGACGTTGCCCTCGATCGCACTCAGTTGATTGATAGTGCCGAGTACCTCGGTCAAACCATTGGCTACAAGGACCTGTTCGGCCGCAGCCCTGTCACTGGCCTCGGAAAGTGCTGTGTACGCGAGGGCAGCAGCGGTGGCACCAACGGCAATTGCAGCCAAAAGGACCGGGTTTGCCGCCAAAGCCGCTAGCGAGGGAAGCAGGGCTGTAGTCAGGGTGCTTGCGATCAACTGTAGCGTAGACACGATGCCACCAAGGGCAATCACTGTAGCGGTAATCTTGCTAACAGCAAGCGCAGCAAAGAATACTCCAGCGGCGATGGCCGCGGAGGCTATAGCATTCACAAGTGAGGTCATGTTTTCTGCTACGCCATTAAGCGCCACGTTGAACGCCTCAAGCATAGCAGTAGCCGGATTGCCAAAGAGCTCGTCGGCGTACTGGGTTCCCTTGATGAGCTCAAGAGAGAAGTTCTGAACGCTGGATTCCAGCTTGCGCAATTTACCGATCCAGGTCTGGTCGATTCTGTCGGCGATTTCGGCAAACGCACCCCCTTCCTGTGTCATGTTGTCAAGGGCCGCCTGCACCTCTAGGAAGCCGATCTTTCCGTCTTTTGCGAACTCCTTGAGTGTTGCAACGTTTTCCCCAGTAACCTTCTCCAGTTCAGTCCAGATGGGAATACCCTGAATTGCAAACTGGGTCAAATCTCGAGTATAGGCCCGCCCTTGCGAGACGACTTGTCCCAGGTTCCTAGCAAGAAGCTGGATGTCGCCGCCGGTAGCACTGGCGATAATCGACAGTTGTCGGGTCGATTCCACCGCCTGGCCAGTCGCGACTCCATACGCTAGCAGAATTTGACCCGCGCCAGCCACCTGTTCAAGGTTGAAGGAGGTAGTAGCCGCAATCTCTCGGAAGGTAGAAAGGGCGTTAGTCGCGGCTTCCGCGCTACCCGTAAAGGCCTCCAGCGTAAGCTCCAGGACCTGCAGTTGACCTCCACTTTGGGCGACAGCCTTGATGCCGTTAGCGATGCCGTTAATCGCCTTTGTCACGTAGCCAGCGGCAACCTGCGCCAGCGTGAACCTACCGATTATGTTCTGCCCGGCCGACTTCCCAGCAGCGTCAGCCTGGTTAAAAGCGCCGGTCATCTTATGAAGGGCCGCCTCGGACTCCTCGATTTTTTTCGTTAGAACCACCCAGTCCTCGTTAAGGGCTGCGGTTCCTTTTTGGTATTTTTGAACGTCGTCTCGCAGAGATTTAAGAATAGAGATCTGCTTCTTAAGTTCTGCTGGAGTTCTTCCTACTTCGCCGTTGACCGCTTTCCATACCGTTTGAATCTTTTGGGATTCTTGTTGAATGTTGGCAACTTCCTTTGCTACGACCTTGCTGTTTTCAAACTGAATCTTGACGCTGGTCTCAAAGTCTTGGTTGAATGCGTTGTTAAGGATTGCAGAGGCGCCAGTAGCATTCCTCTCGAGATCCTTGAAGAAGAAGTTAATCGCCTGCGTCGCCTTCGACGTACTAATGTCTAAATTGTATACAAGATCAGACATGTGCCAACGCAAGCTGGACTAGGTTTCCCATAAAAAAGACCCCTTTCGGGGTCCCTGTTATTCAGTTGTTAAACGGATCAGTTGCCAGCGTTCTCGTCGATTTCGATCACGTAAGGACCGTAGCCAACGATGGTGCTTTCCCAGGACACGATCGAGCCAGCTTCGATGGACTCGGTATAGCCAGTCAGAGTGCCGTAGCCGTAGACGGTCTCAACGGTTCCAGTAGGACCCACGCGAGCAAACTTCACACGCAGGCTGTCGCCCACAGTGTTCTGCTCGGTGATACGCAGGATCTGGTAGCCAGCATCCTTGAAGTCAGCCACGCCAGCCAGGGTCACGGACCAGGACTTGCCAGTCGCGATAGACTGGTTGAAGCCCTTGGAGGTGTTATCATAGGTGATAACGTCCTCAGAGTCGGTTTCGGTCTCCAGGGCAGCGTTGGTCAGGCCAAACAGCTTCACAGGATCCATGGTGCCGTCGGTCGGCTGAGCCACGGGAGTAGCACCAGTGCTGAACACGCCAGCAGTGTAGGTGATCTTCTCGTCGGCAGCAATGGTAGTGGTGGTGTCAATGAAAGCAGTAGCAGCGGCATCTACGCCAGCACTAACGCCAGTAAAAGTGGTATCCACCGAAGCGGCCTTGAGGGGAATGAGGTAGCAATCATACCCGAAGGCAGCAGAAAAGTTAGCCATAGTCGGATTCGCGAAAAGGGACTATTCGAGAGGTAGTCCCTCTCATCTCTTAGATTTCCAATCACCCCAGGATCGGTTTGTCGGAAGGAATTGTGATCATCGTTTGAACAAGCGCCCCAAGGCCATCGGCCGCGGCCGTGGTCTCGCTGGTAGTGGCTCCCGAGAAACGGAGAGACGCTCTGAGGGCGGCATTCGTCATGTCCTGCCCCTTGCTGTCATCCCAGCATATCAGGAATACTTTCCACTCTATCGTCAGGCTGGAGTTTTCGGTAAGGTAGTCCGTGCGCGAGATGTTGCCCGTGTCTTGAATGACGCACTCAATGCCTTTCACTTTCCGCAGCTCTGGAAGGTTCTCGCCAGGGGACACAACAGAAATCGCAGGAACAGAGCCAACTCCATTCTGAAAATTGTAAGTACCCAGAAGGCTCATAAAGGTAGCATCTGCAACCAGGGTGTCGTAGATGACCTGCGCAGAAGTGGGAAATTGCTGTGTCATCAAGGGTCCTGAGCTCGATTCTAGTATTCCGCAGTCGGTAAACTGTTAGTGACAACGCAAGACGCTTATGGCTCCGCTCCTCGATCGCCTCAGCATCTACGTCGTTGTCACCTGGTAATCGGATGAGCTACGACAGGGCAAACCTCCCCCTATACGAGAGGATTTCCGACTACCTATTTAATATGTCTGCTCTGACTCGGCGAGAAGCCCGTCAGCAATGGCGGGATAGCATCAAAAAGGCCTGGCACAATCGCTGCGCCTACTGCGGAAAGCCTCCCATCGACGATGAGAGCCTGACCGAGCTAACCATGGATCACGTCAGGCCTAAGTCGCGTGGTGGCGAGGATCGTACCACCAATGTGATCCCAGCTTGCGCGGCCTGCAACAGTGCCAAGTCGTCCACCGAATGGGTGGCCTGGTTCCGCATGCAGCCCTTCTATACCATCGAGGCCGAGTGGCGCATTCGCCAGTGGCTGTCAGGTGACACGCGCGACTTTGGTGTTTACGATGAAGAAGACGCTAAGAAAGTAGACCAGTACCTCAATGAGACACTGGCCTGCGACTGGCCTATCGGTAACGCAGCGTAACATCTTCCTCGGCAATCGCCTTCGTAGGTACCTCAGGAACCTCCAAGGTGTACTTGGTGCCCTGGAGGTCTTCAAACTGCCTAGTCTGCCCTCCAGCGCTTTCTAACGCAATAAGCATGCCACGAATCCCGTTTGGAGTACGGATCGGGTGAAGCAGAAGAGCATCCTCCGCTAGCAGAATGGGGTCTTTTGGCTTGTAGGCGGGATCGGCTCCATCGGCCAACTGCTTATAGCAGAACAAGGCCCAGGAGGGGAACTTGTTCATGTTGATTGCCACCATTGCAGCAGAGCCATACACGTGGCCAGGCAAGTTAAGTGCCTCCCTTGGAATGTAGTAGGAATAGTCCTCCGGCATGAAAGGCTTCTTTTGCTTCTTGGGATCCCTGTTTTGGTTCGCAATAACAGAGGTCTGAAGCGCAATAGGCCGCTCTTGCTGATGAAGCTCGTCGAGCATCATCTCGCTACTCTTTTGAATGGCGATAACAACGTAGGAATAAGGGAGTTCCCCGTAATTACCAAGGGAAAACTCCCTGTCGCCAGGGAAAAACCGTTTGAGCTGCCAGTAATAATTCTCAAACGGGTACAGAGCTCCCTGGCTTATTCCTTTCCCTCTTCTTCCTGGACTGGGCTAGCCTTTTTGGCGGTCGCGGCAAGAAGTTCGTCGACGCAGCGAGCATCTTCGTCTTCGTACAGTCTATGGAGACCCTCGATGATGTCTGGATGCAGCGCCAGAGTATCCTCTACGCCCCAGGAAGGGTCATGCCGCTGCATGAGCAGGCAGGTGGCCTGGATGAGCTTTGCTCTCTCCGTGTAGGCCGACAAGGCCGCCCCGTGCTCCGCCAGTTCAGACTGGTAGGCCACCAGGTACTGTGACTCGGCCGACTCTGACTCCATGCCCTGCATGTCCGCAAACACCTCCGCGGGTTGCTTGCCTTCTTTGCGTGCGATGTCGGCAACAGTTCTAGCCAGTGCCGCCGGAGCATCGTCGCCCCTCAAGGCTTCTTGCACAAACGACTTTTCTGCAACGTTGAGATATCCGCGGCGCTGGATCACAAACTGTCCAGACTCCTCCGAGCCAATCCTTGTCTCAACTGGCTCCAGTCGCGGCTGGACGACAAAGGGAAGAGGCTTGGCCATTGTGGCATTGTTTGAGCTGGTATATCTTACCTATTACCCAAATTGCTCCTTCCAGGCTTTGGAAATAGCTTCGTTCATAATGCCGTCAACGTCAAACTTTTCAAAACCGTTCTCGCCAAGCATTACCGAGCGGATCCACGGCCGAGCCGGCAGGTAGACCGTATCGCGATCTCTTCTACCATATGGCTGGATGTACCCACCCTGGTGCACTAGTTGAGCGTATGGAGCGGTGTACTTAACTTCGAACTTGGTCTTTGTAACCAAATAGCTTGCTACCACCTTCCCGCTAGCCCGAAGGCGGCCCGTATCGACAATATCCCTGGGCGAGCCAGCCTCTGAGCCATTTCTCCTTTTGGTGATAGTTCCCGTCCACCCCCACGAGGGCGACTCTATGGCCCTGTCAAGAGCCTGCTTGAGGCTGCTTTCGATGGCAGCTCCACCTTGCTGAATACCTCGCGTTAGCGCCTTTTTCATGGCGGCCTTCGCCTTTTTGGTATCACCAGACAAGTCAATCTTTGGTGTTTTGATTTCCACCTTGAACTCAAACTTGTCAGGAATCTGCGGAGTCTTGGCCATGATCAGTTCTGCAATTCTGCCCCAGTGATCTGAAGCTGAACGCCTCCAAGCTCTGAGTACAGGATCCTATCGATTCCCTGCCCGCCAAAGACGCCCGTAGAGCGCTCTATGGCCCCTGTCATCGGCTTTTCGTCCCCGAAGTAGAACTTGACCTCGCGCCCCGTGTAGAGCCACTCAGGAGTCGCTGCGATGTCCGTGAAAGTCAGTAGGGTTTCGTCGTCAGTCTCTGGATCGTAGTCCGCGGGCACTGGCGCGTACCTCAATGCGTAGCCACGATAATAGAAAGCGTCACCAGAGGCCCCTGGCATCATCCTG